ATACCAAGCCGCGCTGCGAGGTTCTGCTGACCCGTGGTGAGCCCCGCCTGCTGATTTAACTGCTGGGCCTGTAGATTCTGCCCTGAACCTAGTTGCTGGATACCAAGCCGCGCTGCGAGGTTCTGCTGATTTGCCCCCTGCTGCGCCTGCTGCTGTGTATTGAACTGCTGCTGGGCGTTCTGGAAGGCGTTCTGGGACCCAGTGGCCTGAATCTGCCCTAACTGTTGTCCAAGGTTACGCTCGCGCTCTGCGCCAGCAAGTAACTGCCTTGCGCCGCCATAAGTACCCTGACGCGCAGCAGCAAGATTACCAGCAACCTGCCCCATTTTGGCGTCACGAACTGCCTGCTGCTTTTGAACGTCAACGACGTTCTGCATATAGGGCGACATATATTGCTGGGCTTGGGCACTATCAAACTTATCCGGCCCCTGCATTTGGTAGTCTTGGAGCTGGGAGGCGGATACGTCTTTCCCTCCCTGCATCTGGTAGTCTTGTAGCTGGGAAGCAGCTACGTTTGCGGGTCCCTGCATCTGGTAATTCTGGAGTTGGGACGCAGATACGTTTGCGGGTCCCTGCATCTGGTAGTCTTGGAACTGCGGGTTGTAGTCAGTCTGGGCAGACTGCATCTGGGGCGCATTATACTGCTGCGCAGCAACGTTCTGAGGACCCTGCATCTGGTAGTTCTGGAGCCCGGGTCCCTGAACCTGATTGGAACTAAACTGCCCCTGCTGAAAGTTCTGACCCGCGTTTAGCGCACCAAGACCAGCCTGCGTAGCCATATTAGACGCAGTGCCGTACTGATCCGGCCTCTGCATACCCGTCGCCATATTCTGGGCGTTTGTCTGTGCGTCAGTGAACCCGGCAATTCGCTGGGCTCCGTACGGGGTATACTCGCGGTTAGACTCAGCCTGCGCACGCGAGGCAATATCCGTTACATACGGCTCCAAATATTTAGGCAGGTTTGATGTTGTTATTTCTTGTTTTTGTACTTGTGGTGCACCACCGCCGCCGCCCATATTAAGCTCCTAATCCTGAATCCGCGATGGGCAGCTCATAAGTCTGCCACAAAGGTTTATACCCGTCGTCTTGGAAAATCTTGCTCCAGCCCAGTCGGCCAGAGGACTCAATACCATCGCAGTGGTTGTCGAACGCCCAGTGCTGCAAAATCTTCAGCATTTCCGCCTTCCACTCCATCCCACTGACACCCCCGCAGAACACCAAGTCCAAGTATTTCTTCTTGGGGTACTGCTTGAAGTAAGTCACCGCCGCACCTTTAACGATCCCGTTTTCGTACGCCATCCATAGGTGGTGGTCGTATTGCAAGATAGAGTCCAAGATATCGTCGATGTCGTAACGCCCGTAAGTATATTCTGCGGCCTTTTGGAGGTGGGGCTTCACGTCGCCCCAAGCCTGCGTAACGTATTCCGTAGGGACCATAGTAACTTGCATAGGTGTTTACCGTGCGCCCAATAGCCCTTTGAGACCCGTATCCTGTCCACGCTTGGCAGACTGCCTAGCATCATGGGCCTTCGCCATCAGGGCATAAAGCCTATCGGAGCCCTTTTTGGGGTTCCCTTTACCAAGACGCTGGACCGCTTTGGGGTCAAACTTGACTTCATCCCGGGCAACCCGGGCTTCCTGCCTACCACCAATGTTAGCACGGATTGAGTCGCTGACACCGTCGCCGGGGCCCTTAATGGACTTGCCACCAAACCTAGCCAGAAGGTCCTGACCAGCGCCGCTGGAGCCGTTACCCAGTTCAGACACCGTACGGGCGTCAACCACGAAGGAGCCGTCTTTGAGGCTCACGCCGCCAGCAGCCATCTCGGTGGGGGTAACCGTAGGCTCGAAGGGTTTTACATTAGGGACAGGGTTAACGGTATCAAAGTACTGGAACTCAGACGAGTCGTTGGGGTCCCGGTTTGTGGGGAACCGAGCCTTGCGGGGGGCGGGCGTATAGGGGCCTTTGTAGGGGTACTTATCTGGTTCTTCAGGTATACCTTTGTAACTACCCGTGTCGGACATAGCACCAAGAACACCGGCACCAAGCCCGCCAATCTGCGTCATAGAAAGACCATCACCAAGGGCCGATAAACCCGCTTTGGTACCCAGCTGTCCAAGCCCTGCCCCGAAATTAGCAAGAGTAGGGCTAGCCGCACCCGCCGCTGTGGCTACTGATTGTGGAAGAAACGCAGATAATGTCGAACTTGGAATGGTAACAGCCTGAGCAGCCAGCCCCGGAAGCGCCGAAGATGCAGCGGGTACTACAGCCCCGGGAAGCGTAGCAGTTGCGGCGGGTGTAGCCGCAGCTAAGGACCCAGCACCAATCCCGCTAAGCGTACTACCAAGACCAGCACCGCCATAGGCCCCAAGGCCAGCCATAAGGCCCGCTTTTAAGTCCTTCTTAGCTATACCAGTAATCGCTCCTACTGCTGCTGCCGTAACCATAGGCGGAATACCTACGAAACTACCCGCAATACCAGCGACGATGGGCAGTAAGCTGCTGAGCCAACCCGCCTCCACTAGACCAGTTTGGGGATTAATTGTCAGAGACCCACCGGCAGACCGGGCAAGCGCGTGCAGACCACCGACTTCGCCGGGGGTCATGTGGACCAGCATAGAGTCGTCGCCGCGTCCTTGGGCCTGAAGGTGCTGAGCTGCTGCGTGCATAGCGGGGTTATCCCTAATTCCAAGGCGTTACGGGTGTTATAGTACCAAAGTAGTTACAGCACTAGCCGTTACGCCAGTTAGTGCCGTCTGAGAAAACAGGCAGGAACAGCGCCCCACCACCCACAGCAACCGCCCCGAACACGGGAACTGCTGCGCCATCCGTGATAAAAGTCCTAGCCCCCTTATAGGTGGTGGCAGCGGGAAGCAGGGCAACGGTGGAGGAGTTGAGACTATAGAAGTAGTTAGCTGCATAAGACTGTGCCTGATTTGGCGTCTGAGAGTCTAGCTGGTTAAAGTAAAGCTCAATAACCCGGACTAATTGTCGCACGTACTGGGCGTCATAGCTCTGCGGAGGGCTTGGCAGGGGGGAGTGCTTGAAGCTAACTAGAGCCATCAGCGTTTGCCATCCGGACGGGCATCGAGACGTACAGCACCCAGTTGCCACTGGACCCCCAGATCAGCCGAACTGACCTTAAGCGCCAACTGACGACCCCGGGCGCGGACAAAGACCTGCCCCGTATACACACCAACCGAAGTCTCGATCACCGGCTGGGAGTCCGACGCACCACCCGTGAACGCCGAACCCGGGAAGTTACGGGGGCGTATTGTAAGCGTAGCCTCTGGCTCAGCCGCCGTGGAACCCGCGAAGTCGAGGTCAGGTATAAGGCGTCTGGTGAGCATGAACTGCTCCCCGTCTTCGATATCGAAGTCGTTTGACTGGATATAAGCTTCCATGGCTACGCCGTCGTCGTTAATACCGTCTTCGTGGTTATACAGCTGGCCGGGAGCGCCTATAGAACCCGTAATCGTAGTAGTGATAACCGTCTGAGTCGGGCTGATCTCGTAGGTACCGGTACTGCCCGCAGTGCCAGTGATCTGCCCAACGACGTAGGTATCCGTCGTCAGACCCGCCCCGGTAAGGATCATGCCGACCTGTATAGTCCCGGTCACAGCCGTGACGGTCAGCGTGGTAGTGGTAATAGACCCAGTGATCGTCGCTGTGGTTGGGTTTTCATCCGTGTCCATTGCCTGCGGAAATAGCCGAAGCGGCGTGTCCAGCCAAGCTGTGCGTTGGATTGTGCCGTAGTACCAAATCTGGTCCGCGTAATTATAGATTACGTACTTGTCGTTCCAGTTAGAATCCGCGCTGGGGTACATCCACCAGACTTCGTTCCACTGCTCATTTGTACCGCAGACAATCTGGTCTGCCTGATTGTAGTTGATGTTCTCAAATACATGGTTACGCAGGGTGCAGGCCAGCGTTTCGATACGACCCGAATACGCATAGAACTTATCTTGGCCCATCCAGTACGTAACACTCGCCGCGCTTATGGTGGCACGGGGCGATATAATAGAGATGTTGTCTGCGTATTCCTGCAAACTGAACACGTCGGTAGTACCGGTAAACTGCAAGGTATAGAGGTGGGTATCTGTCCAAACCAATATTTCCTGCCGTGTTGGCAGGGCGCAAGCAATACGGGAACCACGAGATACCCGCAGGAAACCAGCCGAGTTTGTAACGCTTGGTTCCCATTGACCGGGTTCATCTTGGTCCGACCAACGGATAAGAAGCGGATCAAAGTCGTCGGGATCAGTGCTACCGTAAGGCACCGCACCAAAAGCAAGGACGTGCTTGTCCTGCTGCGACACAAGGGTCTGCATAACCTTAACGGGGACATCGTTGGGGTCAAAACCATCAGCCGTAGCAACAGCCTGCAAGGTAATAGCCCGGGTAGCCAGTGATGCAGTCGGGTCCGTAGCAGTGCCGCGAGCCCAGTAATAGGGAGCACCGTTACGGATATTCATAATAAGGTCGTTGTCGAGGTTATTAAACCACCAGTCCTGCTGCGGATCATACACCGCGCCAGTGGTAGACCCCAGACCCCAAGTATCACGACCCCAATTACCCGCACCCCAACCATAACCGGCAGTGATTGTTGCGTTGCCGGGTTCGATCTCGAAGTCGATAGTGATAGACGTTCCGCCACCCGCTGCCGCAGTAGAAGTAGCAGCCGTTGTAACCGGGAAATAGAACGCAGTTGCGGAGGTAACTACGATCTCGTGGTTAGCGTTGATTTCAGAGTTGGGCACGCCGCCAACGGTGCCCGTAACCCCGGCAATAGTTACGTAGGACCCGGTAATTGCATTGTGCGAGACGCCAAGATTAATAATTATTTTAAAAGACCCAGACACCGTAGCCACGCAGTTATTCGTGTCGGGGTTTGACAGTGTAGGGACACTAGTACGTAACGGGGTGATGTCGTAGAAAATACCACCAGCCTCGATATAGACCTTTTTCTGCGTCCCAAGAGCTAGAAAGTCATCGGCGTAGGTAGTAATCCAAGCCCACATCTGGCGGGCCACACCGACAAAGGTATTGGTTGTCTGTTTTACCCAACCACCAAGCTTCTGGGGGTAACCCGAGCGGAAGCGTACCTTCTCACTCTCGTACCAACCACCCTCACCAGAGTAGTCGGTCTGATCTCGGTTAACACCGGGTCGGAACTGAAGCTTGATAAATGGCATGGGGTTACTTCTTCAGAGCTTCAGCAACGGACGGCACGATCTTTTCGACGCTGCGGCCAATAACATACCCGCCAAGACCTAACTGCACGATATCCCAAAGCTTCAGATACTCAGCTTCCTGCAAGTTAGGCGCAGCAAAGCCAAACCACCGGGCCGTAATCAAGGCCACAAAGACCAGCATGGTGATCGGACGCCAGCTAGAGGCCAGAAA